CCAGATACTCCACAACATATTTTGAATGCTATTGACTTAATACAGCATGAAACAGATTTGCCTTACGAGGACAAGATGCCTGCTATTCGTGCTTTGTTGCATGAAAGGGGCGGAAGAATCTTTAGAGGTAGTGGCAATCTTTGGGGCCAATGGAAAAGCGATTTTGAAGAATTGGAGGAAGACGAATGAATGAACTATACAATACAACAGTTGATGATAAAGCATTTGAAGAATGGGCAAAAGAGATGAAAGGATTGATTCCTAATGAATTAAACCTTGACCACTTTAATCAAGGATATGCTGAATTAGCAGACGGAGCAAATTATTTAGCAAGAGCCAGTTTTGTTTGTTATTGGGAAATCTCAATGAACAACAGTCTTGCTAGATTAGCACCAGCAATTACTCAAGCAACACTTATTCACATGATGCATCGTTTTCTTGAACAAGGACAAGTTGAAGAGGCACAGGTGGTTGAACAAATTATGATTAATTTTTTGCGGCTTTTGCAAGCATTAGGTGGAAAAAATGAAGAAGAATGATTGGGTCTATTTAGCAAACGCTATGTGGACTTATTCAGAAAGAAATGAAGGAAAAATCAGTATACTTCTAAAACAACTGATTAAAGAAATAAATAATAGTAAGGAGATGATTGAAAATGACATGGGAAAATATGAGCAGAATGCTACAAGCAACAGACCAATTGACACCGACTCAACAGATAAGTCGGATTTCACGGGACTTGGAAACATTCACAACGGAGAAGAGTAGTCCTTCTTTGGTTTTGCAAATTCTTGATAAAGATAAACTTGAAGCGAATAATCTTGGATTAGCAAAAGCAAAGAAATGGATTGCTAAAATCTTTGATGTTTTTGATGATGAAATTGATGGATTGATGTACGCTCACGATGATTTGGGCGAAGCGATTTATCATCTTGATTCATCAGCAGAAAAGCAACGAAACTTTTCTGTTCAGTATGTTCACCGACTACTGAACATGAATTGTGGAAAGATTGATTCTAATGAATTTGAAATGATTGAGGAATCAATTTTGGCTATGTCTGCAAACGCACGACGCTGGTTTATTCGGTATATGCTTAGAACGCCACGAAACGGAATCAATGAAGGAACAGTTGCGAAGATTATCGCCAAGCACTACAATAAGAAGCAAGCAGATGTAAAGAAACATTTGAATTTTAATTCTGTTGAGGTGGTTTGTTATCACTATAATGCTGGTTCTAATCCTCCATGTAATCTAACATATGGAAAATTCATTAAACCAATGCTTGCTAAGGAAGTTCCGATGAATAAGTGGCCGACCGATTTTGTAGTTGATTACAAATACGATGGAAACCGCTATCAAATTCATATTGATGGAAATAAAACAATGATTTTTAATCGTAAAGGTAAAATCGTGACTCAACAATTTCCCGATGTTGTTGAATTGGTTCAAGCCTATGATATTGAAAACGCTATTCTTGATGGTGAAATCTATCCTATTTTGGAAAATGGCGCACCTGCGCCTCATAAGCAAATGGGAACAAGGGTTCATTCAAAGAATGTTCAAGAGGCTATGGAACGAGTCAAAGTTAAGTGGGTTATTTTTGATTGTCTTATGTTGAACAACGAAACAGTCATGGATTTATCATATACGGAACGCTTAGAGAAGATGAAAGACTTGCCGAATCAAGCACACCGAATCACTGAGGGCGACATTATGGCCTTTTACCATGAAGCAATCAACGAAGGGTTTGAAGGAATCATCGTTAAGGATGCAAGCCAACCCTACCAATCAGGAAAACGCTCCGTTTTTTGGGCTAAATACAAACCTCCGCAGATTAATCTTGATGTTGTTATCCTCTCCGCAAAATACGGGGAAGGAAAGCGGTCAAATGTTTTCGGCACTTACGAATTAGGCGTGAGGGCTAATAATGGTTATCACAGCGTCGGATGGTGTGGAACAGGCTTCTCGGATAGCGATTTAATCAACCTCACGAATACGCTACGGCGTAATGTTGAATCCTTTGATAATGGGCGATTCTTTGTTTCGCCTGTTGTTGTTCTTGAAGTCAAGGCTGATTTGGTTAGCCGAGATGCTAATAATGATATTGGGCTTAGATTCCCAAGATGTATTCGTATTCGTGATGATAAGTTTGTTGCGGATATTAATACCTTAGAAGATGTGGAGAGATTAGAATGAGAGATGAAGAAATGTTTGAAGACAAAACTCTTAGTCGTTATATGCGAGATAAAATATTGCAAAAATTACGACAAGAAAGATGGAATGATAAAAAGTTTGAGTTATTTGTAGTAAAGGATTGTATCTGGGAAGAAGCGAGTAAAAAACCATTACATCGCCTTGCTACGCAAGAAGAGATAGAGGAAAACATTGGGAGAAAATTAACTCATCTCGATTATCAAAATTTACCTCTTAACTATAAAGAGAATGAGATGTATGTTTTTAATCATTTAGGTGAAGAAGAATATAATAAAATGATAGAATTATGGAGAGATTAGAATGAAGTGGGATAAATTAACTGATGAAGAAAAAGAACAAATTCTTGCAGACTTGCGGAAGAAATGGCCTCGTTTCAAAAACACTCACCCTCGCCAACTTTGGAAAGGAAAAGCAAATACTGATGGTTGGAGAGAATACGAATTAGAAGACTTTATTCTTCGCATGGATAAAGGTCTTTTTCTTTCTTGGCGTGAGTTTAAGCGGGAATATGAAAACCAAAGGTTTGAAGAACTTGAGGAAAACATTAACAATTCTAGTTTTTGGAAAAACTATGGAGAGAAATATCCAGATGTGGCCGAAATAGTTTCGGAACTCGTTCATTCTCGTAGAATGAGTTTTGAAAAAACCCAAACATTTATTCGTCTTATGTTAAACAGTTTTCGTCCAGACGGATGGCCCTTTAGAAGAGGTGAAGAAGAATGAGTAAATCAGATGCAAAAACAAGAGCAAATCATATTGCTGATTCAACCGGGAAGGTTAGAAAAATTACAGATATGAGTTTAAAACAGGTAAATAGTCATTTAGGTCATATTTCCAGGACAATTAAATGGAATAGTAAAATGCTTATTCATTTGTATGAGCGAAGGTCGCAGTTGTTAGGAAAACCGATTGAGCCAAGAAAGAATCAACGCAAGGTAGCAGAGTGGGTCGGCATAAAAGATTTTAAACCAGAAAATGAACAAAGATATAAGCAATTAATTTTGCTGTGTCTTTCTATGTTTGAAAATAATAACGCTGACCTGTCTGTGATTGAGGCTATTTTGAGGCAGGTGTTAGAAGAATGATTGAACAGGGTGATATGACAATTATTGGAACAACAACATATCGTTGTTTAAAGATTGAAGACGGAAAGGCTCATTTGAAGAATATTTTACATGAACAGGGCAGACCTAAGATTGTTGAGCAACAATACTGCCCCTATATTCTAAATGGAGAACTTATTGTTCCTGAAAAACCAAAACCAAAACCAATTCCACGAACAACAAAAATAAATTTGACTCAACTTATTAAGAATACAACTGATTTAACTGTATCTAATGATGCAAAGTATTTTATTGGTGAATGGGTTGAAACAGCAATTTCTAATTTGGTCAGCAACGCCGAGGAAAACGCTTTAATGATGGGACACTCTCGCTTAACTGCCGCCCACTTCTTTTGGCTTGAGACAAATACTGCACCTAACGGTTATTGGCCCGAAAATAAAGAATATATAAATGAGAGTGAATAAAATGGTCAATGACCCAGTATTGCAAGAACTGGTTAATAAATACGACCATGTGTTTAATCTTAATTTTCTTGTATATGGAGATTTAAAAAATGAAGAAGTATCTCTTTTAACTAAAGGGTTGATTGTTATGATTTCATCTCAACTAAAACTCCCACATCATGGAGAGGCAATATTGTTATTTGACCCAATCTCCGAAGAAACTGCGGTTCTTCATGGAACATTCCAAGGAACTAGCCTAAATGTTATTTATGCTTCTTCTGTTGAGGTTGAAAAAGAAATTTTAACTCTAGTTGAAGAAACGATATTAGATGGATTGAAATATTTAAGATACAAAGCAGATTTTCAAGGAACAACAAGGAGCGTTTCTTATGTATAGTAAAGATATGCTTATTGGTATTCTTCTTGGTCTTTCTAAGATGGACTTCATTTTAGAGAGAAGTCCTCCATCAAAGATGGGATATATTGTTAGATTGGGTCTGTCATTAAGAGCAGATGAAAAGTTTCTTCTCGGTGTTAAGAGAAGCCTATTACAACATGAAATTACCTCTTCCTACAAAGAAAAGGAGAGTAAAACGCGACCAAGACCTATTCTTAAGATAGGCGGTATAAAGAATCTATACAAGATAGTTGAAATGACACCGAATCTTCCAGATGCAAAGGACGAATGGACGGTGTTTAGGGAAGTAGTGCATTTGGTTTCTCATGGAGAACACCGTAATGCAGAAGGATTAGAAAGAATATTTGAATTGAAAGGAGTAATATAAATGGCTGGTAAGGCTAGAATAAATTTTAAAATATTAAAGGACATACTTGTTTCTCATATAAGTCTTTTAGAAGAAAGTTTCTATCTAAACGATATAGTGGATGCAATCACTCCAATCTATCGTAAAAAAGCAGGTGATTCCACAAGAAAGAGTGCATTAAATGATTTTAAAAAAAGAATTAAACAGCCTACTAGTAAAATAATTGTTTCTTTAGGTTGGGAAAGAAAAATAAAATACTACAAAATCAATGAAATAATTGATGGAAAGCGGTATACTAATAGAAGAAAAAAAATATATTATTTAAAGAGGGAAATTAATGGGATTAACGAATTACAATAAAGAAAGACCAATACTACTAACAGGAAAACATGGAACGGGCAAATCAACAAAAGCAAAGACTTTTGTGAATGACCCTATCGTGATGTATGCAAATGATATTGACTTTGATGTAGGCTCTTTTCCGATTGAAAGGGGTATCATTATAGAAGATGTTCATTACAAACCCGATAAAGAAGCAATTCTTGATATTCTTCGCAGATATCGAGGCCAAATAGTTTTAACTTCTATTAATCAAAAATCTGTGCCAAAAAATATCATGGCGATGTGTAAAATCAAAAGAGCAGGAAGCAACAACTTTCTTCGTAATCAAGTGCAAACTATGGCTCCACATTCAGAGCCTCCCTTCTCTTACGAAAGAGACACTTATTCTCTCTGTTATGAATATTTGAAGGAGAGTAATCGTGATTTGATTAAAGACTTGCTTTTGTTCAATAAACCAGCCGATACGCAGATTCTATCTTGGTTGGCGGAAAATATGCATCCAAACAGGCTAATTTTTGTTGATGGTGTAGTCAAAAGGCGTTGGAGTCAGCGATACTTCTATGAAATGTTGGCGTATTCGCATCAAGGAAACATGGCAGGTCGGTTAAATATGCCGAGAAGGAGACAGTATTCTAAAATACCATATCTTTCTCGTAAGTTAGGCGTTAAAAACCCCATCATATTAAATCAACTATTAAAAGACCCGCAAATTAAAGAATGGGCAAAGAAGAAATTAACAAATGCAGAATGCCGACTACTTAAAATTGGTGAAAAAAGAAAAAGAAAAAAAACAGACCCAATAGAGGTTCAACAACGAACATTGGAGGAATACTATGCCTAGAAGAACAGGAAAGAAAGTAATGATGAAAGAAGCAGAAAAAATTCTAAAAAAAGATGGGCCAATGACAGCAAACACTTTAAGAACTAAACTGCTTTCAATTAAGAAATTGAGCACAATGTGTATCACAACAGATATATTAGCACAATATTTAAAAAGACGACCTTTTGTTGTTTATGATAGATTATCAAATAAAACTAAAATATATACAATTAAGGAGGAATAAAAATGCTATGGACAGAAAAATATAGACCAAAAACAATTAAAGAAATCAAAGGACAAGAACATTTTGTAATGGACGCTAGAAGTTGGATTGAAGAAAAGGATATTCCTAATCTTCTATTATACGGAAATCCCGGAACTGGTAAAACAGGAGCAGGAATGGTGATAGCAAGAGAAGTATTAGGCGATAATTTTAATGATAATTTTATTGAGGTGAATGCTTCAGATGATAGGCGTTTAGAAACGGTGCGAACCACAATTAAGAACTATGCCCAAAGCGGCACTATTGGAGATGTTCCGTTTAGAATCATGCTTCTTGATGAAATGGATGGTATGACTACTGATGCTCAAAATGCCTTGAAGCGTATTATGGAAAGGTATGCAAGTAATATTCGTTTTATTATTACCTGTAATGATAGGAATAAAATTATCTTTGCTCTTCAAAGCAGATGTGCAAATTATCATTTCAAACCTCTTTCTAATGAAGTTATGCTTGATGTATTACAATCAATCCTCAAGCGTGAAGAAATAACACGATTTACCGCAGAAGAGATGAAGCCCTTTATATACTCTCTTCATGGTGATTTAAGACGAGGGATAACCGAACTGCAAGCCGCTAAAGCAAGCAATTCCCCTCTTTCAAAACAACTTGAAATCGGTTTGACTGAATATAACGAATTGTTAATATTAATTACGAATAAAAGTGCAAATGCTCTCAGCAAAGTCCATGATTTCTTGTATGATGGTAAATCAGTTAGAGATATTTGTGTCGGTTTGCATGATGCAGTTATTAATGCAGAAAATCTGGATTCAACAACAAAATTTAAATTCCTACGAACATTAGGCGAAAGCGAATGGCGTTCTAACACAATGACCCCGAAAGTGTTAGTATCATGGATGATGGGTCAATTACTATAAAAAAACAAAAAAAGGTGAAAAAAATGGATATGAAAAACCAAATTGAAGAAGGCGCAAAGGTCATTGGCTTGAGCGTTGAAGAAGCGACGAGCAAATTGGAAGAAATTTGTTCTGAAAACGGCATTGAAACCTCCAACCCTATTGCATTGGGTCTTTGGAGAAACTTTGTCGCAAATACCCGACGAGCGCAGAAGTCTGATAATGATACAAAATCAAATGATTCTTTCTACAAGAACGCTTTTGGATTCTTTGTTTCTCTTGATGCACCAAGAGATACGATGAGTTGGAACCGAAACAAAGCAAAGGAGGAATTTCTTCGTGATTCCGATAATGCTCTTGAAAAGGGTGTTGTTGCAGTAGCAACTAAAAATGCTTTAGGAAAGTGGATTATTTCTCGCTATCATAAAGGAGAATATAGAGAAGCCACTAGAGATGAGTTGCCAGAAGGTGCAGAAATTCTTGAAGATGAGCGAGTCTATATTCCTCTTGATGCAACAGAAACTTACATGAATGGTGGAAAGAACGAAAATTATGGAATGCCATTACCAAAGGAACTGTTCCGACGAACAGGTGTTTTCTTTGGTCAAATCGGAAATGGTGAAATGAAGCCTTATTTCTTTTCTTACAAGAACCAAGGAGGGGTTGATTTCAAACCAAATACCTTTGAATGGTGTCATTTCCTTTGTGTTGCTAACGAGAATGGAACAGACCTTTATGGGGCAACTGATTTGACTTTTAGTAGTCTCACAATGAATGCTGAAATGGATAAAGAAAATGACTTGTATCGTGATATGTCTTCGTTTGACTTTGAAGACTGTCTGCGAAACAACTTTGATAAGCACCTTTATCCTCTTGTTGAGTTGGAAAGAGCGCATCTTGAACTACAACATCAGGCTTCAAGAGAGCGTTTCGTTATTACCGATGGAACTGTGTGCAATATGAACATGACCCCAACTAAAAATGGAAACCGAATCATTAACCTAACAGATTTGAATGCTGAAATATCTTATGATGATGATGCAATTACTACTTGTTGGATTCCAGAGCATTTGTCTCTTGACTTCGGCATTGGTTCTTCTGTTATCGTTATTGGCCGAACAAGTCAAAGAACAACTGATGAAGGCGTTGAACCAATAACAATCAATGTTGCTGGTCTTTACTGCACAGTTCGTCATGGTTCTGCGGTTGAAGTCGCACAGCCAGTTGAAGAAAACTTTGACTGGTTTTGATTGAGTTTAACTCAATTGTGTAGCCGTTGGCGATAATGACGGTCAAAGAGGTGCGAAGCCTCTCCCTTGAGGGGGTAAAATTATGGAAAATTTATTTAATAAAAGATATTTAATCAAAAGTAATAGTTATATGATTGATTTATTCAATGTTGATTTTATTACTTGGAAAGAAAACGAAAATGAGACAGGCACTTATTGGGTTAAACTTCATATTGGAACAAAGGAAGCCCGATATGTCTGTTCGTCTTTAGAAGAACTGCATGACTTGGTTAAGTCATGGACTCGTCTAAGGGGAGAAGAAATTGAAATAGAAGAAGAAGATTTAATTTGGTGATAATATGGGATTAACAAGTTCAAGCGGTAGTGCGCTTCCAAGTGAAACATTTTTGGAAATGCACAAAAAACAAATGGAAAATAAAAGACAAAACAAACAGCCAAGATTGGTTTTAGGTATTTGGGGAGAACCAAAAACAGGTAAAACTGGTCTTGCTTTGGATTTTCCTGATAGAAAAATATATGTTCTTGATTGGGATAGCGGAGTAGAATCCACATGGATTACTTGCCATGATGCAACAGAAAGAATTGAAGTGTTTGACCCAATAGTTCAAGACATTGATGCTAAGTTGGACATTTACAAATCTGAGAAAAACTCAAGAGATTTTGTTAAATATGTCCACAGCAAAATACAAGAGGGTGAAAATCCTATCTTTGTTTTTGATGGAGTAGATACTTGGTTTAATAGTTGTATTTACAAAATAAATCCTGACCCTACTAAAGTGACTAAAATGATGCCATATCAATATGGACCAAGAAATAAAACCTTTGAGGCTCTGATGATTTCTATTTATAGACTCAAGTGTGATGTAATTTTTATAACCCATGAAGTAGAAAAATATGTAGATAATTCACCAGTTGGTGTTCAACCTGCATGGCGAGATTGGGGCGGAAAATTAGAACAAGAGATACATTGTCAAAAAAAGAATATTAAAGGTGAATTACACTATATTGCAAAATTAGTAGGGTCAAGGACAAATGGTAATTTAGTGGGTAAAACATGGACTGTTCGTGAAGGCAAGGCTCCTAACATTTCTTGGAATGGAATCCCCGAATTGCGTGAGGGATTGATTTGAAATTTACAATTGATAGTGAAAAATTATTAAAAGCATTAACCCAAGTTCAAATGAAAGGTAAAGGAATTAGTGGTAGTGGATTCGGAAATACGAGTCTTGGAAACTATGCTTCTTTATTTCTGGAAGGTAATGTTCTTTCTATTTGGAACGGCAATAATACTGTTGCCGTTCAATTAAATTTGACAGTTGAGGGTGAAGAAAATGGTGTTGTCGTCATTGATATTACGAAAGTTGCTCCGTATCTTAAATCATTCAAAGAAGAGGTAAAATTCTCGGTGGGGGATTTTATTCAATTGACTACTGAAAACAGAAAAGCATCTATTCCTTTGGTGGTTCGCCATCCTCAAGAAGATTCTATTTCAAGAATGCGTGGTCTTTTGAATCATGTAAGTTATGAAGTTCAGCCTCAAATGCTTTTTAATTTCGGTAAATCAAAATTTGAAGCAGGAATCAGTCTTACTCAAAACCAACTGGTTAATGCGATTAAGAATTGTGAATTGGTTAAAACAGGTGTATATAAATTAAATTATCACGAACAGGTTCTTTCAATATCTTCAAGAGATGGTACAAGTAATAAATATGAAGAAACTGTTTCTCCTGTTTTTCAATTAGGAGAATCAGCAACAGTTGAATTTAGTGGACCGCTATATTCTTTATTTGAGAAAGAACAAATGATAAATGTGTATTTAAAAGACGACTTCCCTATTCTTATGGTAGCAGAAGACAGAATGTTAATTAAAGCACCACAAATTAACGGGTGATATTAATGATTATTAATAAAATGAATGATGGAATGAGAATATATAAAGCATGGAGAGAAAACGGTGAAAGAAAGTATGAAATGGTAAATTTTAGACCATACTTCTTTGTGGATGAAGAAGCCACAGAATTTTTTAGTTATTCGCCAAGTAAATATATTACTAGAGACTTTGAATATGTTCGTGGCAACTGGACTAATCTTGAAGGGAAGCCTTTGAAGAAAGTTTTTGTTGAGAATGCAAATGATGTTCGTAATGCAAAGAAGATGTGGAATGAAACCTATGAAGCAGATGTTCCTTTGCATTTTCGGTATTGTGTTGATGAATTAGATGAAATGCCTGAATATAAACTGCGAAAGTGGTATTGGGATATGGAATGGCAACAAGGCGGAGAATATCACGATTGCATTACAACAATTGTCGCTTATGATAACTACGACGAAAAGTATATTCAATGGGTCTGGTTTCCTAATAAAATGCACACGAAGCATTCCTTTGAATGGGAAGCACTTTCCAACGGCACCGATACGCACTTGCGTATTTTTCCTTCAGAAAAAGAAATGCTTGAATCTTTTATGACTACAATGATTGTAAAAGACCCCGATATGTTAATTGCTTGGTTTGGTCATTTTGCTGATTTACCGAAATTATTTGAACGGGTGTGTGCCGTGGGTCTTGACCCTCGCATCATGTCTCCAATTGGCTTCGTTAAGGGCGTTAAAAAGGTCAAGGACGGCTTCTCTTTCGCCTATGGTGAAAGTGGGTTCTCTCCCATTGAGCAACCCGTAGGGGGTCGCATAACCCTCTCGTTAGACCTTGCTTTTGAAAGACAATGGAATGACAGCCAAAGAGGAACATTACCTTCTTTATCGCTTGATTATATCGGAGAGACTGTTCTTAACAAAAAGAAATTGATTTCTTGGAAGTTTCCAGATACTAACGAGTTTTATCGTAAAGGTTGGTTAGAAGATACAGGAACTTATCTTAAGTATGCTGTGAGAGATGTTGAACTGATGGTTGAAATTGATGAGACTAATTTTTGTAGTGAAGCGATTCTTTCACTTCAAAGGTTATTGAAAGCACCATTTGATGCTTGTTTCTATGCTTCTCATATGGGTAGTATTTATTTTATGCGAAATGCTACTTGGAAAGCACCAACAGGTAAAAAGGTTGATGAACGCAAAGAATACGAAGGTGCGATGATTTACGACCCCCTAAGCGAAGGAACAAACGGATTACATCTTAATGTGGCCGCTTTTGATTTTGCTGGTCTATATCCTTCAATGATGATTGCTCGCAATATTAGTTGGGAAACAAAATCAAAACAACCAACAGAATTTGCTGTAAATATTCTTACACCAAGAGATTTTAGTGAAGTTAAATATCAAGATATGCTTTACTATAAAACAGATAAACTCGGTCTTTTACCAAGAGCAGTTCTCGAATTGAAGGAGTTGCGAAATGAATATAAGCGACTTATGTATCAAGCGCAAAAGGAGGACAACGGCGAGTATGCTAAATGGTATAACAATCAAATGGCAGTAAAGCGATTAATGGCCTCTTTTTACGGTATTGTTGCTTTTCAAGGATTTGGATGGGCTGATGTTGATTTAGCCGCATCTATTACCGCAAGTGCAAGAGAAGCAATTAGACTTGCCGCATTTAAAGCAAAGGAGATGAAAATAGATGAATAGTTTTTTAAGTAAGAAAATTGATAAAGAAATACCAAATATGCCAGACGGTTTTTCTGCGGCACAAATGAAAGATAGAATGATTGAAAAAATGAGAACCCTAAGGTATTTAGAAAATACAACTACAATAGGTTCCTATTTATCAAGACATTCTAAATTAATTACTATCTTAGATAATAGAAACAAAAGAACATATTGGAGGACTGAACATGAGAACTAAATTTATAACTGTTAAATTATCCTATGATACAGAAGAAACTTATGAAATAACGATGCAAGAGGTGAAAGAAATATTTCAGATGATGAATAATCTAAAAAGGAACGCTATCATTGTAGGTATTGAGCAAGGTGTGAATGAAGACTCTAGTAAATTAAGCCTATCATTTCTTAATCCAGATTATTCAGAAAAAGATATGGAAGAGGATTATTATGATGATGGACAGGACGAATGAATTGTTGGAGGAATTATTAATGATGATTAGCAGAAGCAACAAAATTTTAATGATGGTCAATGTAGTTAATATTGCGACTATTATTACATTACTGGTGGTGGTATTATGAAAGAAGAAAAATATTATTTAGAAGCACTTAAAGAAATTAAAAAGATGAAAGCGCATTTAGAAGACGAATTAGAGCATATGGAATTTAAACTTCGCTCTCTTCAATTAATGAAAAGACAAATTTCGGAACTTCAAGAAGAAGTCGCTAAAATGCAACAACAGCCAGTTGGTATGCTTTTTACCTTGAGGTGATTACATGAAAGTGGTTTATGGACATACAGATTCTATTTATGTGCAAATTGATTCCGTGGAAGCCGCACAAAAAGCAATTAAGGTGATTGAAGATGAAGTTAAAAAAAGTTTCCCGAATGTTCTCGGACTTGAACAGCATCCCGTTAGTCTGGAGTTTGAAAAGTTTTATTCGGCTCTTGGGGTCGGTACTACGAAAAACAGAAACGCAGGATTGATTACTTGGGATGATGGAGTATGGCTTGATGAGCCAAAGTTCACAATGACAGGTTTTACTGCAAAGCGTGTTAGTGAAACAAAAATGGCAAAAGAAGTGCAAACTCGGACTCTTAAAATGTGGGTTGGTGAGAAATCACAGGAAGAAATCGTTGCCTCTCTTCATAAGACCTATGAAGAAATCATGTCTGGTAAAATGACTCTTGACCCTTTTATTAAAAGAAGCCGATTAAGAAGAAATCGTTTTGAGGTAAAATGCCCCGATTGTCGTTCAAAATATCATCTGAGAGATTGTATTACCATGAAATATGGGGCTTGCCCAAAATGTGCTTCACCAATAAAGAACTTTACTACAATTGAAGGCAAAAAGCCATCAATAGGTTCGGGTATTGCTGGTGTTTTATATGCTTGGGAAAAATATGACGCTAATTTTGATGATTCATATTTATTTTTGAAAGTAAAGGGTATGAACGATGTCTATACGCATCCCTTGACACATGAAAAACGAGCCGTTGAGTTTATATCCGGTGTTGAAATGAAAGACTTTAGCGGCCTTCTTCCCGACCTTGAACACTATGCCGAACAGGTTTTGAAGAAGGCTGAACCTATTTTTAAGGCTATGAATTGGGATTTATCCAGTATTAGAACAGGAAGAATACAAAAAACATTGGAGGAATGGTTTTGAATACAGATGAAAAATATGAAGCAAGAATTAAGTCTATGAGAGACTTTACTTATGATTGGAAACCTGAAAATGCAGACGACCCATCAAAACCAATTCTAAAGATTAGTAAATCTTCTTTAGTAAATTCTTTTGGTTGGTGCAACAAGAAATACGAATTTGCTTATATTCAGCGATTACCAACAGACCAAACAGAAGCGATGAGAAAAGGAACTATTCTACATAATCATAGAGAGGCTTTCTTTGAAGAATTTGATATTAAAAAGGCAGAAGGCATGAATAACTCAGAAGTTTTAGAATACTGTACTGCTTTGATGCCTATTGATGATTATTTTGATATTTCTCTAACTGTTGCCGCATTTGAAGCACAGCGTTTCATTGAGGCAAGAAGCGAAGAAAGAGTTGATGAATTTCTTCCAGTAATTAATGAGAAGTTATTTGATTGTGAAATTACTGTTCCTAAGAATGTAAGTAAGAAATATCCTTTACAACGGGATTATGTGGTAAGACTCCAAGGTATTATTGACCGCGTGTTTATTGAGAATGGGAAATTAATTCCTTTTGAATATAAGACAGGTGGTTGGAAAGATTCTAAGGCTTCTAATATGCGTCAAGAAATGGCTTTCTATAAATTGATGATTGAGAATGCACCCGAAGAAGTGCTTGAAAAATATGGTTTGACAAAAGATATGGAAGTTAGCCATTGGGGTTGGTATTATCCTGTTTCTAACCACATTACAGTTGAACCTGTTTTAAAGCGTTCAACGACGGCTCTCTGGGATAATATTGCTAAATTAATTTATACTTATGAGCAAGAACATTTTCCTGCTACATTTTTTATGCGAACTTGCTCTCAGTATTGTTCCTATTATGGAATTTGTGAAGCGGCACAAAATGATTCATGGTTGTGATATAATGAAAGAACTAATTAAAAAGAAAGTGCTATCAAGAAATTGGACATTCAATGAAATAGCAAATATAAATTCAACAATAACATTAATTTGTAATGAGTTATCGGAGGAATTAACACTAATGGAAAGATTTAATTTAGCCAATGAAGTTAGAATAAAAGAATCATATGTTGGCATGGAATTATATCATGTCTTAGGAGATATAGTTTATACTTCATTAGAGGTATTAGCAGCAGAAACAATTAAAGAATTACTAAATACAGCAACAATTAATTTTGGAGGTAATAAAAATGAAATTTCCGAGAATGGTTTGGGCGGGAAGTCAAATCAAGAACGCTCCGCAGATGAAAAGAAAGAAGATGGAAAGTAAAGAACAGTATATTAAATTTGTTCAATCTCAAAATAATAGAACGAATGTATATACTACTGTTTATGACTTTGAACATTTTAGTGAAAAAATGGCTATTGATTCAACGGTGATTATTGATAGAATTTTTTTGGACTTTGATGCACATGAAGATGAATTAGATAAAGCATGGCGTGATGTAAAGGAGGTTATGCAGTTGGTCATTCAAAGAAATTATCTTCATACTTTTTTCTTTTCAGGCCGTGGTTTCCATTTGTTTATTTTCGGCAAGAGAACTAATAACATGAGAAATGTTCAGACTCTTTTTAAAGAAATTAAAGAATACTTGATTTCTAAAGTAGGTAAGAATAATACTCTTGATGAAAGAGTTGGTCAAATTACCCGACTACGAAGAGTTCC